GTCCTCCCGTGATTAAAAATTTTTAAAAAATAAGGGGGGAGTCAGCGACAAAAAATTTTTACAAAATCTCTGAAAAGTTTTCGTTCATTCATCTTCGCCGGTTAGCTTTCGTGTTACAAATTTATCTTGAAAAGTTTCTGTCAACTCACATCCATTTTGATTCGCGTCTCTGATTCAAAACTTGTTTAACAAACTATTTGATAATTATAGGGGGAGCCGCCAGCTTATGAACAAATCATATTGCTGACGGCTCGTGTTAGGTTTGCTAATTATATGTGAGTGGTATGATTAGGTGTGGGCTATTGTATGTCTACGGAGCCATCCTCGTTAATCTCGTATCGCCTTTCAGGTTTATCACTGTGAAGCTCACCGTGACATTTCCGGCAAACAGCTTCGAGATTATCAAAGCACAGGGCTATCTGGGGGTCATCCAGGGTACTCTCTGATAGGTGAATCTTATGGTGGACTATCTCTGCTGGGGTCACTAGCCCCTTGGCGGCACACCTTTCACAAACGCCCCCGGCATACTTGAGATATGCATTGCGGCAGTCTACCCAAGCCTTACTGTGGTAGAACTTTGCCTGACGGCCTGCACTCATATTACTCTCCCGTAGCTGTCTGCTATCACCTTTGATACATTGGGTCCGAACTCTCCGAACATCTCGTACTCTGCAAGGTACCTTGCGGAGTATGCACTCCTGAAAGTGTCGAACTCGCCAAGGTTGTAAACCACATCATCCTTTTTGATGGTCGCCTTATACTTGCCTGTTGCTGCTATCTTTCTTACCCCTACAACTCTACCATCCTTGTATGCACGGTTGTAGCTGTTCTGCTTCGGAGTGCAAACTCTAAGGTTTACGAGTCTGTTATCAAAGGTGTTGTGGTTGATGTGGTCAACTACCATTCCATCCGGGCAGTTAGTAACAAAGTTATGAAGAGCCACATGCTCGCCGTTAATCTTGCAGTGCAAATAGCCTTTCCTGTGAGGATACCAGCTATGTGCCTTTACCTTCTCAGCTATCTCCGGGGTGTTGTCTACAACAGCTACATCACCGCAGCTTGTGCAGATATAAATCAGTCCATCTCTCTCAACAAATTCACAGTTATTCTTTCTCATACTTATTCCCTCTCTTTCTTAGAAAAACAAATCCAACAGTTCGTCATCAGTTAAGTCGTACATCTTGCGGATGGCATCAACCTCTCGCAAAGTGAAGGCATTCTTCTCAGTCAGCTTGTTCTTTAATCCCTGATAGGTCAGACACAAACGACCTGCTGCTGTGTATAAATTACCTTCCTTCTCAATAAGGAAATTCTCGAGTGCCTCAAATCTCTTCTTCATCGCCATTACCTCCATCCTGTGCATTCATCTGAGCTTTAAGCTTCTTAATCTTTCTGGAACAAAGAGCAACTCTTGCTAGTGACTGGTCTGCCTCTACCTGCAAAGCTACAAGCTCGTGCATCACATCATGTATTGACCTCTTTGAATATTCAGGGTCCTTATCAAAGTTCTCTTCGATGTAGTTCCTCTTCTCCAGGCATTCATTATATCTTTTGCAAGCAACCCTGCCTTCTACTGTAAGCTGTCTTATCTCTGCCTTAAGTAAATGTGTGTCTCTCATTTCTTGTCCTCACTTTCTTCAACTCTGTCCTGTATCCATACCATAGGGTATGCTCCCTGCTGACTTGTTACTATTTTGTTAGGATTATCTGCCAGGTACATCTGCAATATCTGGCAACATCTTCCAACTGTTTCTTCGCTAATGTTGATACCAACATTTATTGTTATTCCACCTAACTCTGCCATTAGTTCTTAACCTCACTTTCTTCGCTGTCTTTCAGTGGCTCTAAAACCCATACAGCTTGTTCTCTCTCGACTACCCCAGCATTAACTAACACTGCTAATAGTCTACCTAATGCTCTTGCAATTCCGTTCATTTTTCATCCTCGCTTTCCTACTCGTAACGGGCAGTCTATTGGTCTTCCAAGTATATCTACCCCATCGTCAACCTCGACATATTCCATAAACCTATCTAGCGCCTTGCAGTAGTAATCCTCGTCTGATGTGTGACAGTAACCGATATATCTTTTTTCTTCTGCCGTATGTATACAAAGTGGACAGTCACCACAAGTCTCGGGTGTGTCTATAACCAGTATTGATTTGCTCATCTTGCATCCCTCACTTTCTTCTTTAATCTCCGTCTTTGTGTGCCTCGTAGTAAACTATAAGATAATCTGCTATCTCTTTAATTTCCTCCAAGTCAAACATATCCATACTATCGCCTGCATGTTCATCACCAGTTACTGCTCTAGCTAATGCTTTCGCAAGTGCTGTTGAGTTACATGGCTTAACACCTTTTATGATTTTCTCTGCCACCGTAATTGGCAAATCATTGTCATTTATCTGTATCATTTCATAACCTCACTTTCTTCACACAACGCTATAAAATCAGCTTTGCTCTTTTCTTTTATTTCATTTCCAAGCCATCCAAGTTCATGTGTCAACACTGGTCTGCCCATGATGTCCTCAACATACTTGTGGAATATCTTAAACTTATTACCTGCCAGCATACAGATTCCAGTATGCGCCATTACTATTGCCTTTTCTCTATCTGTCATTTCTGCACCTCACTTTCTTTCTACAACCTTAATCTCACCACAAATACGATAGTCGTTTGTGTGGGGGCAAAACTCGGTGTAGCATGTAATGTACTTGTCCAAGTGTTCTGCCAGGCTGTGTGCGACATCATTAACTATGCAGTGTCGCAAATAATCAGTGTTGTTGCGTGTAACCAGCGGTTCCGGAAGGCGCCTTTCGAATCTCACAGTGTCTATCTTATGCTGCTCGACCGTGTACTTTACAGGCTGCCTTAACAGTTCCTCGTACATCCTCTTATACTTCTTCGCCTTCTGTCTTGCGTTCATCCTTGTCCTCCTCTATAACAAAATCTTCTGTCATTAGGTTAAAGTTGCTTCGTTCTTTCAGGCCATCCACCAACGTCTTTTTGCTATCGACAAGCTTCTGGATGGCGTTAAGCAAATCGAGCTCTATCTCGTACTTCATAGTTCTTGTCCGGCTTAGCTGCCTCTCTGTGAACTTATCGAACTCCGGGTCGTTACCCTTCTTGCTTTCTGCCCACTCAAGGTATTTTATGTCGCCGCAAATACCTGCATGCCTCTTGAGCAAATTATCGATTTGCATTATCGTCAGAGTAAGTTCTGCATTCTCTTTTACTGTCATTTTAAGCCTTCCTCCTTATACTCCATGATTTCTTCTGTAAGTGACTGCCTTGTGCTGGTTAACAAACGGATACAGCTGTGCATCTGTGCACCGTTACTGCTGAGTGCTCTCATCAAGGATGACAGGTCGCTCCTGTATCTAGCTCTTACTTCGGGTCTCATCCCTACTGACTTGTTGAGTGTCTCTGCCTTGCGGAGAGCTTCCTGATAAAGTCTATCGTGCTCATCCTCAAGCTGTAACAACTTTGTAGCTACCATCCTAATTGTCTGATGTGTGTAATCCATACTTCATACCTACCTTTCTGATTTTGTACCTCTTAAGAGGTGTTCCTGTTCTTTATGATTCAACTATACCACTGCTTCATCTGCTTGTCAATAATTTTTTAAAATTTATTTTAAAAATAATTTATATGTGTATAGCCCTTGTTTGAAGGGAGCCAGGGCAAGGCGAAGGAAATGGCTCAAAGACGCCCGAAAGAATTGTTGAAAGAATTGACGAGCCTGGATGACAAAAGGATGACAGGCGACAGTAGTATGATAGCGACGGCAGAGCGCGGCCGTGTTGTGCAAGACTGTGCCCATACTAGAGCCAGATGCGTCTTACACATTGGAGCCAGATTCGTCTTACATATTCAACTAACATTCGGGGAAGGGGAGCCTAGGAAGGCACCTTCTATTATATTTAGTGATAATGCTAGGGTATACACCCCCAATTATGGCCAGTTCAACACAGTAATATTCAACTATATTCAATTATATTCAACATTGTATATTTGATTTATTTTGGGATTTATTACAGGTGAGCACCTGTATTTACTGTTGTGTTTTTAGTGTTTTTCTGTTCGAGTGTGAGTTTGGATTATTTGTGCAATATCACCAAAAACAAGGTATGTTTTTCTACACCGTTTCAAAAATCTTTTTTCGGGTGGTGATTTTCAACATTTTGTTACGAGTTTGTTACGAGGTACAAGTCTCAACCTTTTAGGTACAAGTCTCTCATTTTTTCGACGTGTCTCTCATGTAGGTCTATTTTGGCTGTTTATGTAAATGTGTTGAATAAACAGCAAAAAGTTAACAGAAAAGCACAGAGCCAAACTACAGCTCTGTGCTTTCCCTCCTAAGAGATAAGTATGAAAAGAAAAGGTGGCAGGCAAACATTAAATCCGGGTCTTCCGGTTCTCGTTGAGTCCGAACCTACAGTAGTGTTCATAGTATTTTGCCCAATCATCGTTAAATGCCTTCTGCAAATCAGAATATCTTCCAGCGTAAGCTCTAACATCAAATGATGCACATCCCTGCTTTCCCTGGGACATTCCTATCTGGCAAAAGTGATTAAACAACAGGGTTGCATTCTTTCCGTAAGCCTTGCTCAGGTCTCTGTACTTAGTAGCATAATAAACAGGGTCGAAGACGGGTGCGTAATCAACACCATTATACATGTATGAGTTCTGTGCAGCAGTACGATAGTCTACGAAATCTGAGAATCCCCACTGCGTCCACACTCCGATTTTAGCACCGTCTTTGCTGTCCTTCTTTGTACCATCCTCGTCAACCCAGGTTAGTACTACACCCTTTCCAGGTCCGGGAATGCTTTCGGCCACATTATATGTCTTGCCCTCTCTTGTTACTTCCCCTACATAGATTCCAAGCTTACCGGGAGCATATAACAAAGTGCCTTTGTCCTTCAATGCTGAGAAATCTGAGTACTTGTTTTTGCATCTGTCGAAAAGCTTCTCCAGTGTGAGCGTTCCAGTGTTTGACAAATCAGTTACGCAGTAACCTACAAACTTCTCCCCAGTCCATCCATTTAATATAGAAAGAACAAGTCCAACCTCGTCAAACGAGAACCTGTTACCATCACAGTAACCCATCGAGTAAGGGCGCTGAGGGTTGTACACTGTATTCAGCTCTGATATATAAACGGCTGTATCTGCAACCTCTCTGCCGAGAATAACAGCATCGCTTACATCAGAAGGTGTTGTGATATTCTGGGGGTGCTTTTGAGAGGAGGTTTTGGCAGGCGCTGCTGCCTCGGCAGGTGTTGCATTTTTTGCCGTTACGGCTGTATTTACTGACCATCCATTTCTACCAGTTTCCTTAATCAATGTAGGATAGTCCTTGTATGCAAAATCCTGGTCACAAGTTCTACCAGCTACCTTATTTGTTCTTATAAGATTGGTCTCTCCACCAAACTGCCACATGTCTGAGCCATTTGGCTGCTGTTTGCTCCATGAAGCTACCCAATGACAAAACTTAGACAGCTGAGTGTCGTCTACCTCAGACTTGAATGTAGAGGCACTTGCATATATACCTACAAAGTATCCTGCATCCTCTACTGTCTTACAAAAAGTATTTACAACATCGGTAAGTTCCTTCTTACTGAGTTTAAGCATCTTTGCTTCTACATCATAATAAATAGGGTACTCAAATTGCTTACCTTTGAGCAGACCTATAAGATGTTCGGCACTTGCCTTTGCATCCTTTACGTTCATATCTGCGCCAAAATAGTAAGCTCCTACGGGTAGGCCAAGCTTCTTAGCCTCAGCGTAGAATGTCTCAAAGCAGCTGTCTTTGTAGTGTCCACCATCGCTTCCACCTATTTTAAGAATCGCAAACTTAACGCCTTCGGACATTGCTCTAGAAAGGTTTATTCCTTTCTGCCATCTTGATATATCAATACCAAAAGTTCCCATCACATCATACCGTCCTTCTTCTTGTTGATGTAGTTAACTGTGTCAACTACGAGTATTGCACCAAGAAAAGTGTGCAGAGCTGTTATTGTCTGTGCTATCTCCGGGCCGTATGCTATACCCCATATAGGGAATACAGTTGCTATAAAGGTTGACAAAGCCGGCAGCACGATTATGGCTACCCATTTAAGAACATCAAATACTCTACTGTCCATACATTTACCTCCTCATGAATATGTTTCTTTTATTTTTACTAGGTTCTCTATAATAACGGTCGTCCAAGCATCTACCTGTTTGTAGAACTTGGGGGTCGCTACATATTCGCTTAAGCACAGGGATTTAACATAAGCTCGCATTAAGTCCTGTTTAATCTTTATGTAATCCGGGTCTGTTGTTATGTGATTATAGGTTATCCATTCTATAACCAAGTCATAAACAGTTTCAAGCACGTACTTGGTTTTATATGGATTATACTCAGGAACATTCTTGCACGATTCTGTTATATCAGCTTCGAGCCCACATACAAAGGTATGTGCCCAAGCTGCCTGCTGTCTTATTACCTCACGCTCTTTGACTCCTCCACCGATGTGTACACCCTTTACGTGAAAGCTTATCAGGCCGAGTTTAGCAAATATAGCCATAAGTATAAGAATCACTATCAGACATAAAAGTATTGTCGGTGCATTGGTGCTGGTTAATATCTGTGCTATTGTTTCCCACATATTATCATTCTCCGTTTAGGTTTATATTTAGGTATCCCACAGCATATTATAACACACACCAGTGTATTTTTGCTAGTCGTAACGCCATTTTTGAACTCCCTCATTTTAGTAAGGCGGTGTCCAGTTATCCGGGTAAATTTGTGCTTTTATGCCGAATATTCGGAGAGGTATTGCATAATTATTTGATGAAGTTGTGTTATATTGTCCAGTCGAGAACGTGATTCCGCTTGTGGTGATAGTGACTTTTCGACCATAACAATATCTTGGGACTGGATTTTTGCTATTTGTTGTATTGATACACAACTGTTGCCAGGTATTGCCATCACTTGTAAATGGTGTGAATGGAACTGTAAGAAAGACCATTCCACTAGCTTTGTTATTATAAATGGCTCTATACTCGATAGCAACACTTTTATATTGACTCAAATCCAAAGTAACTGTCTGTTCTGTGAATACCTTTCCTGGATTCGGGTTAGTCCACAATAATTCAGGGGCTGTAGGCGTTGGTGTGCCACCACCGCCACCATAATTACAAGCTACCATATCATTCCTCCTATCTGTTAAGCACTTAGCTTTTGAATAATCATTGCGTTTACAACAGTAGTGGCAGGTATATCCGAGAATACCACTCTTATTGTGTTATTGTTATACACGTCTGCAAGCGCCACTGTAGGAACGCGCACATTATTTTCTGAAACAATAATAATTGTATCGCTTTGGGATACCTGTCCCCCTTCTACTATGCTGATAAACACGTCTGTTCCCACAGATGCGCTCGTTACTTGTACGCCAGTCCCCCATATAACATGAGCATTCGCCTGTTCTGCCGTACCACCAGCAGGAGCGTAAACGTTCTGTGTAACCCCATCAATCTCAATCTCAGCAATTTTAGTGCCTGACTGCTGAATCTGATTCCATGAAACAGTACTACCACTACCTCCACCATTGGGAGCATAAACGTCCGTATCAACACCATTTATGCTTATAGTAGCAATTTTAGTACCAGAGCTAACAATCTGGGTCCAAACTACAGTGTCACCACCGCCAGCAGAAGCCCAGATAAGATTACCATTGGAATCAATTGTCAAAACCTTTGCTGCGTCGCCAGAGCTGTAAACAGGCAGTTCCTTAGCAGGTGGATACCATCCCTCACCAGAAGCCGTGTGAGTTAAAACATCTCCGATGTTCGCTCCGGTTGCGTCCGGAACCTGACGAATATCATCCACAATACCATCAACTTCCGTCTTATTGTAGTAATTGCTCATGTCAGGAATTGTGATAGACACATTTACCCATTTCTGTGTATCAGCGTCATAAACAAGGAACTGTCCATCGGAAAGGTTGGTCAGCTCAACATCAGTCAGGTCTGAAACAGAAACAGGGTCTCCGTCAGTGTTGACCCACTTCCTGAGAGTAGCGTCATAACGCAAAAAATTTCCGTTCTGGAGCGCACTTAATACAACATCAGTAAGACCAGCAAGAGTTGAGCTACCTCCACCACCTCCACCGAGGTTCTGGTCTATAATATCCATATTATTGTTGTATGTACTCATAAAGTCAGAAAGTTTATCATTACTTTCTGGTTTAGATAAGTTGTAGTTAGGTGTAAGTGTTGCCATAACCTCTCTCCTTTTCAAACACTATGCTGGCACATTAGTCCAGTTGGAGCTAAACATAGAACTTGTGTGATACGGCCAGTTTACAGCATATGAAGCGTCATATGCTACTACCTGTCCGCCAGCTATAACAGCTGATTCATGTCCTTCGTAGTCCTTATATATACCTGTATATCTATTATACAACCAATAGGTATTATTTACATCTATATAAAGTGTATCTCCACTATTATTAAACATATAGTCTGGATATGAAGAAGACGAAAGTGATACCATAACACCATTCAGGTCATGTAAAGCGTAGCAGCTTTCAAACATATTGTAGGTCATTACCTCAGTGTTAAATGTCCAGCCTGATAAAGCTCTTATGTCCATTAGCCATCCGCAATAACCAAACATATTCAGCATGCTGGTAACGGCAGATACATCCCAGGTCTCCAACCCTGCCAACGACTGCAACTGCGTCTGACCGTAGAACATTTCCTGCATACTTGTAACACTTGATGTATTCCAGTCTCGCAAAGGTGAAAGTGTGTCGAGTGCTGGTATCGGCCTGTTTGAATAAATTACCAACTTAAACATACCGTCCATGTTTGTTACACTCGACACATCCCAGTCTCCAATAGCTGAAAGTTCACCAAGAGCAAAGCAGTCTGAGAACATACCTGTCATGCTTGTTACATTAGATACATCCCAGCTAGCGAGTACAGCGATATTATTAAGCGAACGGCATCCAGAGAACATGCTTTCCATGCTTACTACATTAGCAGTGTCCCAACTAGGTAAGTAATTGCCAGATAAAGTTGAATGTATAGGATTAGTAGGACCTAAATTTGACCATCCTACATTAAGGTCACTAAACATATTGCTAAGGTAGCTTCCAGGAGCAAATTTCCATGTTGATAATGCTGTAAGGTCGGCGTCATCCGTAACGCCACCAAACATACCAGTCGGCCACTGTCCTGCAAAAGCCTGAGATGCAAAGTACAAAGCACCTGATATATCCCAGCTGCTCAAAACGCTATAATCGGAGTAGTTTCCACCTGCGATTACATGTCCGAATGTCTGAACATTAGAAACATCCCAGTTAGCAATACCTGAGAGGTCACAGGTGTCGTCAGCTCCTGAGAACAAGCAGTTTATTAGTGTAAGTGTGCTTGTAGGTGCATTCTCAAGCTCAGATGTATCAGCAAATGAACTGTGAGGACCCGTGCTAGCATCCACATAAGAATAAATGTGCTCGAGTCCAGTAGCTCTCCACGGGAATGAAGATATTTTGGTTACAGGATTTGTTGAGCTAGGCTCTGTAGGAAGCGTTCTAAGGTACTGTACAGTTCTAGCCACACCATAAGACGTTATATTTGTGTCTACAGTGTTTACTGTAAGAGGTCTCATAAATGCATATCCATCAGAATACAAATCTGCACGAGCGATAGAGCCTAGTGCGCTTGCAGCAACTCTGACTGTACCGTGGTCTACTACCTCTATAGTCTGCTTAAGGTTAACTGACACAGTTTCGCTGGCGTATTCCCTATAGTAGGAAACCTTAACTTCTACAGGTCCTTCTGTATCAAAGGTAGAGCCGAGCGCAGGTGTGAATGTACAGTGTGCTATATCATCCTTTACAGCATCTATTTCCCCACCATTGCCGTCAGATACCATAAAGAAATACTGTCCTGCATAGTTAACAGAGTTCAAAGGTACCTTGGGGTGTGAGAAAAAAGGACCAGGTGTTAATGTATCACCCGGTCCGGAGTCAGGCCTGACAAGGTCGTTACCAGACCCGAAAATAACAAATTTTAAGTCGTTGATGTGAATTATACCACTCATATTAAGTCACTCCATAAAAGTGCACTGTCGGTTACAGTAAGATAGGCTTTTGCAGTGTGTAATGCCTTTCCGTGAACTGTAAAACCACAGTCAGCTGTCACCAATTCTGTACCGTAACGGGTCTTAGACTTCGTTACATCATAAGTATAAAGGTTGTTGTCATCCACTGTCAATACTAACCTAATATCAGAAGATTTAGACAAATTGCACTCGCAGGAGAACATCATCCCCAGTCTCATTACATCAACGGACTGATTCCATTCTATCTCTGCTACCTGCATCTTAGTACTTCCGATAGTAAGCTCTGCTGTATTAGTAGTATGCAGAATCCAGAACTCTTTTGTACCTACTTCCTGGCCGTTTGTGTAATCGTCGTTGGCTCCTTCCACAGTCTTAGAGAACTTATCATAGGAGTCCATTAGCAAAGGATTTTCTCCACTGCATTTAACAGACATTGTTCCACCTATGGTGAATGTCAACTCAGTTATAGCACCATAGTCGTACTGTGCAGACTGATTATCGTAAAACTGGATTACATCACCAACATCATAAATAGGTATGAGAGGCATTTCTGCCTCAAAAGGTATGTACCAAACCCCATCCCACAGGTCTATTATGCTTTGTAGTGCTGCGAGCCTGTTAGTGCTGTTAGTAAACTGCAAGAATGGGTTCACATCAAGCTCAAGGACAAGTCCACCTGTGTTATTGTTGTCTACATATTCCCTTACTCCATCCAGTTTATATACGGCGCCCAAACCCTCATAACCTGTTCTGAAATCAGACAAATCTGAGCTAAAACGGAACGATGCTGGTACAGTGTCTGCTACCTGCATTCCATATGTTCCGAGATAAAGCTTTCCGTCTCTTCCAATGTAGCAATAGCTGCACAAAGCCTTTGCAAGATAAGAAAGGGCGTCTCTCAATGTGGGCGCGTCACCTACATCGTCAGCATATCCCATGTATCTATTTCCGTTAGGGAGAGCCAGAACATCGCTTTCTGACATTCCAAGTGTAACTCCAGCTGCTGTACAAAAATTTGTAAGCCACTGATACGGTGTAAGAAGCTCTACATAAAGCGTCGGTGCAAAGTTAGCATCACTAAATTTAAGCATATCATCATACGCTGTAATGCTTATATGGTCAGCGGCCTGTGTAGCCTCAGCGATAGTGAAAGTACCCATAGGAATTACGTCTGTAACGCCATCCAGAGTACTCTTCAAGGTTATCCTCTTCCCAAACAAAGCATAACGGCTCACTGATGGTAAGTAAACCTCAAGCTTTAGCTCAGATGCATATACAGTTCCGATTTCCAGCGTTGAGCCGGAAATCTGCCTGGTTAAAGAACCAGACAGAATGTTATCGGAACTGAAATTTATTGTTGTGTTGTCTAATGTTATCGTTCCACTCCAGTTGAGCTTACGAACATTTGACTTTATTAAGTTTTTGTAAGTGTTAGATGCGTTGTACATTTAAAACTCCATTAAGCTGAAAGATAGTTCCCACAAACCTACAGTGCCTGATGTGTTCGACGAGTTCTCTACATAATTATAGCTGAAATTACGCATCCTCATCAAGTGGGTAACATAATCTCCTGCTACAGCGTCGAAAATCCTCACTGACAAAGGTGTTGTAAGTCTGTTCCAGGCTTCAAAGGTGCTTAGCCATGCAGATGACACATTGTAGCTTGCGGTGATGCTAAGCTTATTTGTTCGCTTAACATCTACCACATCTACACCAGCCTCTGTGGTGTTTGCATTCTCCACAACCTCTGAGCTTTCTGACCATGACTTAGGGTCCATTGTAATTGCTGTATTGTTTATGTACAAAGGATAATTTTTAAGTTTCATCTTCCCCTCCTCAGGTTCATCATTTCCTGTGCTGATACTACAAGTGAACCAAGCTTCTCGTTTCCAAGCTGTACAGTGAGGTGTACATCCCCACCTACACGGCTGAGTCCGTCATCTATCATACCCTGCAAAGCATTCAGCGGAAGTACGGCTTCTGCTCCAGCTTCTCCTCCACCAAGCAAATGGCCGCCGCTCATACCAAAAAGTGTAGGTCTTGTGAGAATACCACCATCCTTATACCAGTCTATATCGAAAGAAGGTACGGAAGGAGGGTCGATACTAAACTCTCCTGTTACAGACAGATGTGGAAGCTTTATGTCAAATCCTTCTGTGAACAGGCTCTGTATGTCAGCCCATACACCTGAAACAAAGTTCCAAATGTCCTCAAAAGCTCCGATTACAGTATCTTTTATGCTAGTAAAGATTCCTGTAACTGTATCCCAGGCTGCCTGAGCCCCAGCGGTTATTGTATCCCATGTAGTAGCAAGGAAATCAGTAATCCAGAAGGCTGAGTCGCTTATCACTGACGTTATTGCTGTCCAAGCACTTTCTAATGCTGTAGTTATTCCTTCCCATACCGCCCTAGATGTGTCCTGAATTGCTGCCCAGGTGTTAGAAAGGAAGCTTGTTATTCCATTCCATACGGTTTCAGTAGCTGCCTGTATTGCAAGCCATGCAGTACTTACAAGTTCCTTTATACCTTCAAAGAGCTTACCTATTTCATATCCTATGATTATTCCTAAGCCCTTTAATATAGCAAAGACGTCCGTTACTATCGTGATAAGGTTGTTGAATGAATCCTCAAGCCACAATTTGATTCCACCCCAGGTGGATTCAAGGTCACCAAACACTATAGCAAAGAATCCTTCATCACCGAACCACTTAAAGTCTCTATACCACTGCGCAAAGTCTGAGCCAGCCCAGTCGGCCAATGGTGCTATTATATATCTGTCAAGCAAGTCAGCTATTCCACCACCAGCTAAAGCACCTACAATAGTTCCCGGTATTGCAGTTGCAACCGTAACAGTAGAGGTCAAAAGCGTTCCAATAGAGGCTAAAGATGTTCCAAGAGAGGCTATTTTTGCCCCAATTCCAAGACCACCTATCCATTTTACTGCTTTACCTATTGTAGAAATTCCTATTCCTATTCCACCGATAGTATGACCTAAAACAGAAAGGCTTGGACCTATAAGTGCTATCTTTCCGAGATTCTCTACAAGCTCACGCTGTTCCTCAGGTGAAAGCCCTTCCCAGGCTTCCTTTACGTCATCCAGTATAGGTTTCAGGTCATTTAAAACATCAACCAGTACGGGAACTACCTCTTCGCCTATATCTGCAAGTGTAATCTTCAAGTCGTTGGCAGTAGTTTTGAACTCATCTATAGGGCTCAGTGTTGCATCGAACGTCTTCTGTACGCTTCCACTGAAATCCTCTAAGTTGGCCTTGGTATTTGAGAAGGTAAGATTTCCTTCCTTCATTGCATTGTATATCTGCATACCAGCCTTGTTGCCGAACAGGTCTATTGTTTCCTGCATCTTCTGGGTTTCGCTTATATACCCGATGGACATACGATTCTGCCACCTAAGTATAGCATCACCCATCGATTCACCGTCAGCAGTAGCATCCTTAAATGCGGTCTGTAAGCCCCTTATAGCTACTGACGAGTCAATTCCTTTCTTTTCAAGAGAACCAACCAGGGTAGCAGCGTCAGCTATATCATAGCCCATCTCTTTGAATGCTAAGGCATTATCGCCTATTACAGTCGACAGCTTATTAACATCAACGCCTGTTGCCTGGCCTACTGAGTTGAACAAATCAAGTACGTCAGCAGCTTCTGAAACATCCATACCCCAAGTGCTAAGAGTTCCTGAAACAGCATCTATTGAAGCTACAACATCGGTACCGTTTAGATGTGCAAATTCAAGGAAATATCTGGAAAGGTCCTCTAATTCCTTGCCCGTTACGTCAAAACGTGTGTTAATCTGCCCTACAGCATCTGATGCCTCATCAAAGCCTACAGGCATGGTAGTAGCGAGACTATTTACTATATCCTCGAACTCCTCGAGAGTAGCTCCTGTTGCACCGGTCTTCTTTACAAGATTATCCGATGCTGCATCAAGCTCGCTCCAAGCAGCCACCGCTGCTGTAGCACCGGCTACAATAGGTCCTGTGACATATGTAGTCATCTTATCGCCAATTCCGGCTATAGAGTCACCGACAGCGGATATTTTGTTACCAAACTCCTCCATTTTACCGCCGGCACTCTCTACTGCTACATCAACAGCATTAGGAACGTTCTTAAGTTCCTGCTCGAGATTCTTTAATTCGTTCTCAGTCTCAATTATTTCACGCTGCCAAGCGTCATACTGAGCCTGAGTGACTGTCCCATTCTTAAGACCCTCATCCATCTGGTCCTGGACAGACTTTAACTGGGCGAGCTTATCCTTTGTCTCGCCTATTTCCTTCTTAAGACCTTCCATCTTCTGCTTGAGCAAAGTAGCATTGCCCGGGTCAAGCTTTAACAGCTTATTTACATCCCGGAGCTCGCTCTGAGTGGTCTTAATCTCTTTATTTACGGAACTAAGGGCTTGTGATAAGCCCTTAGTTTCGCCATCTATTTCTATTGTGATTCCTTTTACTCTATCTGCCATAAAGCACCTCAACCAAACATTTTGTCAATATCGTCCTGTGTTGCTAATTCATCCCAGTGCTCACGGTCTCTTGCCGACTCACTGAACATATCATTAACTAGACCAATGTCTATATCATCCAGGTCCGATAGACTAAGCCCGACTTGCAAGCAACGCAACATAAACAGAGGTGTCGTCATTGGACGCTCCGTCGGGCGACTCAGTTTTTTGGCTGTACCGTTGTCTCTGAGCTAAGACGCCACAAAGACATAAGTCCCGGGATTATTCTATAAATAGAGAAGGTATCAAAGCTGTCAAGCCATTCCGTCATGTCATCCTCGATGGTATCTCTATTCACTTTCTTACCCTCAGCCTGCATAGCCATACAAAAGGCTAAATTTTCAAAAATAGCAAGTGTTTCCGGTGCCAGGTTCGAGTTATTCTCATTACCTTCACTTACCTCACTTGCTACCTTACTTAAATCGAGATAAATATCTCTTCCGAAGGCCTGCCTGTACACCCTAGGTGTAGCTGCTGTTGCCTTAAATGTTACATCCTGATTTCCTACCTTAATTACCTTTTCCATTTCCTTATCTCCTATCTCTTTTTCATAATGACTCGGCGTGGTACACCTCCCTAAGGAGGTGTGCCGAGTTCTGTTTAAAGGTTACTATTAGGGAGCAACAACTGCTGTGTACCAGTCAGCATAAGCTGCATCGCCAGTAGCACAGTGACCCCTAACTATCTGAGCACCATCTGCATCTGCCGGAAGAGGTGCTGCTGTAATAGTAGATGTCTCAGTTACAGGCTCCTTAGAATCGCCAGTCGTTCCAGAGCTTACTGCCGGACGAGTTGCTGTACAGTAGTACATAACGTGACGAGTCTTGTTTGCATCACCTGAAAACTCAAACAGGAGAGCAAACTTAGAAGGCTCTACAGCAGCATCTTCGTATGTTACTCCAGTCTGAGAGTCTGTAGTAAATCCGAAAATATCTGCATAGAAGCTATCCGGGAACTTAGCTACCTCAAGGTCTCCAGAGTAACCTGCATTGCTTGAAGTATTGTAGTACTTAGCGTTGTCGTCTGCTGCAAAGTTAGATGTCTCACCCTCAGGAGAAAGTGACAAATTAACTGCACCAGGAATTGCAACGGGAGTACCATAGGTGATAGCTCCACCAGCGCCTTCTGTGATTTTTGCATAGTGAACATTCTTAAGTCCAAATTTTACTTTGTTTCTATCAGCCATCGTCTTATACCTCCATGCTGAAATTATATGTGATTACGTATATCTGCTCGCTTGTAACGTAAGACTCTGACCAGGAATAGGTGAGCTCAAGTGATTTAAGAACCTCTCTAACTCTATCCTCATCCTGAGGAGACTTAAATTTAGTGAACAAACATACTACAACGTTCATTGTGTCCTGATAGTTCTCATCATCCGCAAGGAATCCATCACCATCCGAGACATAAGCTGTAACAAAGGGAAATGCAGGAGCACCGTCGTCAGTAGGATACATATTATAGGCATACTGAAACCCAGCATTAGTGAATGCATCTTTTAATCTTGTTAACTCGGTTGCCATGCTCATATTCTAATTCCCTCAAGTCCTTTCTCAAGAAGCTTTACAAACTCTTCTTCTGCGTTCTTTCTTGCAGGCGCTATATGTGGCTGCGCCTTAGATTTACCGTAGGTACCATAAGCATTCGCTATACGGTGTGATTTCTCCAGTAGATGTGTGAGTCTGTAGTTATCCTTGTTGTAAACTACCATCTCTGAGCGATACCCATTCTTTTTACCCTTCCAAACATCTCTGTTATCATAAGTCCAGGATTTTCTGTAGGCTCCTGTCCGGGAAGGTGAGGTATTTTGAAGTTCTTTTTCAGTGCTGCTAGCAACCTGCTGCGAAACCTCTGACAAAACGTCGTTTACACCATTTACGTAGTCTTCCATTGTTATGTCAACTGTTTCAAGCAGCTTATCAATGCTTATAGCAGAACTTTTAGCCATTCACTAACCTCTTATCTAAGTATAACTCAACTGTCTCATCATCTCTAGTGTAAACTCGATAAATACTGTATCTTTCTCCATCAATTTCGGCAAATGCCTCTCCGTCATAGTTTCCCATAAACATAGAAACCTGGTAGACTGGAACTAATCCCTGTCTGCCAGTTGCCATATATGATGTCCACTCCTGTCTTGAGATGCTTGAGAGATTTCCGAATACAGTTTTACGTGTTTCGGCAGGTATCCTCTGCCCCATTGAGTCAGTTGTGAACGTCTGTGTGATTAAGTCTACAGTTATTGCTCTCTTCATGCGTTTTCCACCATTGAGAAATCAGTATAACCAGTGGCCATAGACAACTGTGCCTTCTGTTCATCATACGCCTGTTTCAGATAAGCCTGAGTCTTATCATCCGGAGTACCAAAGTGAATCTTACAATATGTTTTAATAGCTGTAGAACAAATTGCATTGATGTTCTCAGGTATAATCACACCGGCAAGCCCCAGGTCAAGCTTTGCAGACTCGATTAAGTCAGTAAGCTCACTGTCATATGCGTTTGTTGAAACTCTCAAGGACATTTTTACGTCATCCAATAAAGCCATCTGTCATACTCCCTTCGTCACTACTAGGCCTCTTTCTACCCTTCTTAGAGGCTTTCTTGGTAGAGGTCTCAGTAACCTCGCCTACTTTTGATTCCTCCCTTACAGGCTCAACGAGACCACTGAGTTTGTCTACCTCAATGACATCCCCGGGCTTATGCAGCCCGGTTCCGTCATAAAAAACTATCTTACAGCGTACCTTCATTCTTAGCCCTTAACGACTCTTACGAAAGCACCAGGTGCAACAACACCGATACCTACATAAAGTCTACCAAGGATACGAACGAGGTCGGAGTCCATCTCAGTCTTGTCGTCAAACTTGATAGTGATGTCCTCACCGTTAGGGTAGTTAGCGAGAGCGCCCTCATTGAAATCGCCTACTATCATGATGGTGTCACCAGCAGAAGCAGCATCGAAAGACTTAAGTGAGCTGTTGAACTCAACATCGCATCCCTCGAAGATGTCTACTGCGTAGCTGCCAGCATACTGAACAGCCTTCATAGCTGCCCATGTACCCCTGTTAAGTACAACAGTAGGGTTGCTTGCATTATCAGACAAACCACCGATAGCAGCTGCTACCATACCCTGTGTAAGAGCTGTAGCTGTCTGCTCAGCAACAGCTGCTGCTGTAGCTGTAGATGTTGTAGGAGCTGCAACGATGCTGGCAATAAGAGAGTCAGCAGCCTTCTTTGCAATACGATAAGTAAGCTCATCGTAGATGTAACGAAGGAACTCCTCGCCACCAAGGTCGCAAACCTCATCAGATACAGAAATCCACTTCTTGATAGATGCAGGAACAAGTGTAACAACTCCGAGTGTAAGCTCTTCCTCTGTTACCTTTCCGCTACCCTCTGCGTGAACTACTGCATCAGTTCCGCTGATTTCGAAGCCAACCTTAAGGTTACCCTTTACAGCTGTCTTACGAACTCTTGAAAGAAGACCTTCCTTCTCCCATGCAGTCTTTACGATGTCATAAACAACATCAGGAACAGCTACTGTTCCGTTTGTACCGTTCTGAGTAAGCAGAGCTCTGCACTCCTTATCCTCACCGGTCTTGATGTAATTAGCAAAAGCGTTGATGTAAGCTTCTGAATTACGTACCTCTACTTTTTCCATTTTTTCATCCTCCTTGCGTGATTCAACTGTTTTTGTGTTAAGACCATCAGCGATGGCTTCTGCCAAGCTTCTACGCTCAGCTTCATTGTCAGTAAGTGCCTTCATTCTAACCTGAATAGCATCTACCTCAGCTGACAACTTTTCGATGTCAGCATCTTCATTGTTCATTTCAGACCTAATCTCAGCAAGTCTTGCTTCACACTCTGTGCCAGTCAATGCTGCAATTTTCTCAAGTTCCATTTTACTTAACCTCCATTAGTTTAAGTTTCAGTTTCAAAAGTTCTTTGGCTCTTGCCCTCTGCTCGTTAGCAAATCTCTCCGTTCGCTCCATTTCCTTCACTCCGTTGAAATAGTCACGAGTAGCTATATCGAGTTCCGTACCGGGATTAGCCGGGAACGAAACAGGACTAACATCATAAACTTTAGCTATCTTGTGGATAGTACGTGTGTGCGTATCCCTGTCATAGCTATCTTCTCTAACCTTAAAAGCAAAGCTCTGCTTAGGATAGTTTCCAGCAGCGATTTCTTCGAACAAAGCTCTAGCAGATGCAGTCTTAGACAAGTCCACCTCATCCTTCAAGCCGTGCTCATCAACACTAAGCTTAAGAGTTCCGGCAGAGCTACGTGCATAAACCGTACCAACGTGGTCAACTCTGAATACAACGTCGGACATATCAGCCTCATCAAATGCATGAGGGTCGATTACCTCCTTGTACTCAGTACCATCCTCATCAGTGAACAAAACGTAAGGTGCAAAAGTACTTGCATAGCCAATTACCTTGTACGAAGGCTCCTCAGTACCATCTACCACATCACGCTTCTCAACACCAAATGAGTCAAATGTACGATAAATTCTGTCTGCTTTCATGTCTTTCTCATTCGTCATCTTCTGTCTCTCCTTTCTCGACACCCAACTTTTCACCAGTTGTTGCGTCGTAGTATTCACCACGGATTACGCGAGCATCTCCACCATCTACAGGAGGAAGACCCCACATCTCTCTAACCTCGTTTATACTCAATATACCTCTATCGAGCAAACCCTCAGAGGCTTTGAGTTTGGATTCACCACTCAAGGCATTGAGAGCATCCTTCATAAACCATATTTTAGCACCGTAAGACTGTTCACGGTCTGTGAACAGTACTCTTGTGAGTACCTCGGACAGCTGAGTCGTAAAAGGAACAACAGCTCCGTTATAGAAAGCATCCAGGCCATCGCCATAAGCTTTGTTCTGAATGACATCCTCATTAACGCCAAAATAGTTGTAGACATTCTTCTGAATCAAAGTCATCTGTTCAGAGTCTACAGTAAAGTTGGAGCCAGTGAGCTGCTTTATATCAGTGTAGGTGTTCGGGAACAAAAGTATTCCACCACCATTGTCGCTCTGAAAGTTCTCTACATCAAAACGCTGACGCTCTTTGGCCATATCCTCAGACTTAGCAAAGTTAGTGAGCTTAGCCATAAAGCGGTAGCTAGATGCATTCTTCGTATATTCCTCTATTCCCTGCCTCTGAATAGAAATAAGCTGCATTGTTTCGTCAAGGGCTCTGTTGCTCTCACCGAAAATATCAGATGAGTACTGGAATCGAGTAAGGATTCCAACATCATCCAGATGCTCAGCCCCTTTATGTCCGTCAGAAAATGTGAATCTAATCCACAAACTGTCCGGATGTTCCTTTTCTCTTACCAACTCCCATGAGTCAGGGAGTATAGGATAAATACCAGTCTTCTCTCCGTACTTATCACGAGTAGGAATAACAAAGCAGGTGTTTCTAACATCCAATATAGTAGAAACACGATAGAGGAACTGACTCCATGTCTGAAACTTGTTAGGTTTCTTCCTTAAACTACTAACAAGACCCATCTGAGGTGACCCGTCTACTTTGACGATTAACCTTGAAATGTGTCTTGCTTTAGCGTCTATTGCAGTTCTTACAAGTTCGCTCTCATATAACCGACCTCCCCATGAGTGAAACACGGGTGTGTAACCGTTCAGCATCTTAAATGACTGTAACGGAGTCATCGGCTGAGTCTTCTTGGGAAATAACAAATCAAATAAACTCATTCTTTATTCTCCAGCTGGCTGCCTAATTCCCCATACCACTTCTGTCGTACGCAAAGAGCATCAGATAAAGCAGCCGTTCCATCGATGTGTGCTCTGGGGTCAATTTTTACTAGCCTTATTTTACCACTTTCATTATCCATTTTCAAGCCTGCGTCCAAAAGATGCAATTTGAGCAGTGAGTTGTCACCTATTTTAATTTTGTCGTCACGCATCAGGCCTTCCATCTCCTTGAGAACAGGTGACAAATTATATCCCTGATACACATCATCCATGTGGAATCCATAGGATGTCATGTCCTGAACAAGGTACTGCGCTGAGTAACGGTCGTAGCCTACTATAAGTGGAAGAATCTCGTAGTCTTCAACAAGTTTCCTGAACCAGTTGAAGCAGTCGTGGTAATCAACAAAGTTCTCTCCACTTACATCCAGCAAACCTTGCTGTCTGTATATGTCGTACGGAACGCCATCTCTTATCTGAGCCTCTGCAATCTTAGCTTCCGGAATCCAGAACTTGGAGAATACATAAAGCACTCCGTTCTTCTCGATTACCGCGCAGGCTGACGTAAGGTCAGTTGTCTGCGAAAGGTCTATTCCTCCTACGCAATATGAATGAGCAAAGTCACTCAACGCCATCTGAGGGCAAAGGCACTTCTTAACAACAGCGGACGGAAGCCATGCCTGGCTGGAGCTCTGCTTAATGTTACAATACTTGGTGAGGAACTCAGCCTTCTTCGACAAAGAGTTCTCAGCAACAGCTATCTCCTCAAGCAAATAGTCGACGGTAATTGATACGCCGAGGTTTGGATTAGATTTCTGCAACTCATTTATGTCCGACCACTTATCAACATCGTCTATCATATACAAAAACGGAAGGAGCCTTCTTTCACGAGACTCTCCTAGCAAAACACGAGTTGACCTCTTAATCAGCTCGTCATAAATTCCTTCGTTCTCATAGCCGGATGTTGTTATTGAAAAGATAAGCGGTTGCTTCCTGGCACCGAGCGCTGACTTAAGAACCTCATACTGCTTAAGGCCGGGAGCTCCTGGCCAGGAGGATACCTCATCACACGAAACAAAGGATGGATTAAGTCCATCGGATTTCTTCTGCGAGAAAGCAAGCGGCTGAACCGATGTGTTTGTTTCCTCGATGTACAAATCAGTACGTCTGCGCACTGTTCTTCCATCCAGCTCCGGCTCCTGCTTTATCATCTGGTACAAAGCGTCATATCCTAGGTTGGCCTGCTGCAACTTAGGCGCTATGAAATAAAGACGACCACCGTACTCTCCGTCACAATAAGCCATGTACTCTGACACGCTTCCATCCAAAAGAGTCTTTCCGTTCTTCCTTCCTGTTACGCAAAGCACCTCTCTAAAATGTCTTGCTCCGTTTTCGTCCACCAAGCCAAATATGGCAGAAAGCATCGCCTTCTGCCATAACTCTAATTTTATTGTTTGTGGTGCAAGCTCGCCTTCGTGATGGTGAGCAAAGGTTTCTATAAACCGGATGGCAAGCGTCGCCTTCTTGTGGTCATAAAAATATTCCTTTGCCTCCATTCCTTTTATCAACATCTCATAACAAAGCTTAACCCATTTACCAACGACAATAGAGCCGTCGGATATTTTCTGATAATACTCTAGGATGTAGTTATTCATCACCATTCTCCACGGCCGCCTTCAAAGCGCTTAGCTTATCAACAGCCTTATCCTGTTTGAACCCTCCAGCTGCTGCAAGTATTTTTAACAAAGTGGATACAGTACCGTTAGCAGCCGAGGCTGTCCTGTTGTATTCTGTTATTGCTGGGTTAGCTGTGAGATTCGGTCTGCCCTTTACGTATTCCTTCGACACGGTTGCGCCGTGTGCCTTGATGTCCTTCTCGAGTTTCCCCAAAAGGTCAAGCTGAACCTGGTAACGAGCAAATGTTGTGCTGAATAAATAGTTGGATGATACTCCGAGACGCTCTGCCTCCTTGAGTATTTCATTAGCGCTTGCCTTCAAGTCTGCTTTTGTGTTCTTTGATGTCTGTCTTGCCATAAACCTATCTCCTTTCTATTTTATTTTACGGCTGGTTAAGATAATTTACAACATCTGTTTCCAAAAATATGTAAAAAATGCCATATCCAGTAAAATTAAAC